ACCGAGGTACCCGGATTTGCTAATAAAACAATTACCTGATCTTCGTATGTCTGTGGTGAATTATTAACTTGGATTTTTACTCTGTTTGGTGCTGAAGCTCCAAAATACTTGTCTCTTGTGTTAAATTCGTTCAATCTTTGGGGATAAGTCGCATTCATTGGGTATGCAAACCACCTTTCTGAAATTGGTAAACTCGTTGGTTTATTTGCTGACCATAAGAAAGGTTGTGGTGCGTGTAATAAATACTTTTCGTTTGCTGTAAGTTTGATCGGGGATTGCGAATTCAAAATATCGTACCCCGAAAAAAGTCTAGCATAATCCAAAGTTCCTCTTATAATTACGTCTGCTGATATCACGTCGTCTTGGAAACTATATGTTAGTGATTGGAAATTTCTATACCCAAAACCACACCAATAAGGCCCTCCGTTTAGGTTGTCATTATTAGGTGGATTTTGTTGTAAATTAGGATGAGTTATATTATAAGCTCCAGGCGAATTTATTGGGGCTAAAAAACTTTTTGGTTGTGCCAATTGTATGGTACTTAAGGCACCTGACTGTTGGATTTGGTTATCAATTTCATTTTGTATTGATTGAGGTGTGATATCGTCATCCAGTTCCGCATCTTTACAATCACACTCACAGGTTGTGCAATCAGGATAAGAAATCATAGGAAATCCTAATCTTGGTATTCTTAACCTTCTCCATGTACCTGTTGTAAAATCAAAGATCGCATTAGTTATAAACGCGGTAAATACAACACCGGCAGCAACTGATGCCACCGCATATAAAAATGTTCTTACGGCTGCTAAAGCGTCTTTAATCACCTCAGGTGTTAAACCTGGATCAATTACAGGGCCGGCAAGTGTAAATGAAATCATACTCAAAACATCATTAACCGCTTCTTGAGCAACATCGTAAGCATTTGCAGTTTCTTCAATAGATTGAACTGTAAATCTAATACTCAAAAATAAAAGAACCCACTTCAATATTGGCCAAATAAACGCAATAAAATGAACTGTCCACAAAAGTGGTATTAAAACCGCATAAATTAAAATGTTCGATAATACATTAAATAAAAAAAATATTGGGTCAAAATTTCTTATTATATCATTAACAGGAAATGTATTGTTAGTCGATTTACAAGTTCTATCGTCAATCTCTTTTATACCTAAATGTCTAGCCCTTCCAATACCATTTTTATATCTATCCAAGAACATAGCTGTAGTGTAAACCTTATTGTAATTGAATTCATAAAATGTATCCTCACAATTTATTGCTTCTTGTGGGTTTACATAATCATCCCAATCTAAAGAAAATGTGTATGATCGGTATAAATTATAAAGTTCTATCGGGTATCGAGTAAACGTGAATACTTGATTTTGATTTGGGTCAACAGGTGTTGAGAAAATTTCTAATGTTGTACCAGCAGGTAGGTAAATATTGTCTATACCCCCATAATATGGTTGTCCACCAACAAAAATAGAAAATGAACTACTGTTTACTTGTTCATCAAATTGTAAACCAATGTCGAAAGGATATGTATATGTGTATGCGGTTGCTGGCGGAATAATTGTTAAAGTTTCAGTTCCAGGTTTAAAATCTTCTAATGGATCGTCATCATACTTAACCCAACCATACTCTTTTACGTTAGGAACTAAAAAAGAAGCCCTTTGGAAGTTATTTTGAGAATCTTGGTCTTTTACACCGTATTCTTGTTTTGTCTTTTTTATTTGTTCATTTAATTTTTTTTGGAAGTCACTCGGTGTTAAACTTTGTTCTTTATTAATCCATTTAAATTTAAATCTATATTTACCCTTAGTTGGTATACCCTTTGACGGATCGTTTGATAGTATTTGTTCTCCAAATTCATTTGTAAATACGTAATCCAAGTTCATTGGTAAATTAACAAGAAAAGATCCGTCGTTGTCAATTACCTTACCATTATTTTCAAGGGAATAAACTTCTAATATTGGTAAACCTTGATCATCAGAATTAATAGTTTGTCTAATTGATAGGATTTGTCCTGGCCCTGCAATTAATTCACAAAGATTTCCGGTATTATTTTTTGGTTTACAACTAATACTTAAAGCGTCGTCATTTGTGGTTGATATAATAGACCCCATGAACACAGCACTAGGTTGTATTTTAATGTTAGCAAGTTTTGTTAAATCAAAATCCACTCTTGTTATACCAATTTGACACAAATCTTTATCACCCCAAAAAGGTCTAACATTTACATCATAATTTAAATTAACCACTTGAGGTAATGAGTCTAAGTTTGTTGAGGTTTTAAAATTTGCACCATCAACATCATTTTCAGTCGCAACTCCTTGTTGGATTAAGTCTTGTGGTGATAATGAAAAACACCCGATATCCGAAAGGTCAACATCCATAACCAAAGTGATGTCTCCTGTTGGGACTCCAAAAATCATAAAGTCTCCGCTATCGTTTGTCTTTACAGTATATTTGTAATACTTGTCATAAACCTCAACATAAGAACTGTCCATTAGAACATCTCCTCTGTTTGGAAAAGTCCCTGTCGCTCTATGTCCATCATATGAAGGATCTTTAGATAATAGATTGTATCGATATCCTTCTTCGTTTCTTGATGATAAATTTTGATATGGATAAAGTTCTGCAATTACGGGGTTATCAAGGTCTCCTTCTTCAACCGGTATAAAAACCGAAACTCTTGCATTTGGTACACCAAAACCATTGTTAACGATAACTCTACCAACAACAACACCATAATCAGAACAATATCTATTGTAGACATCATTTGATAAAATTTTCAATGATAAGATTTCAAGAGATTCAAAATCTTGATTCAATTGTAAATTTATGTATTTGTCTACACCAACTTCAGTCCTAATTCTTTGAGTACTTGGCATTATTTTTCCCTTTTTTGATAAATAGTTTATTTCCTATTTTCAAAAAATAGGTTTGTATTTAGAAAAATAAATTACTAACTGAAGTTAACCGATTTTAAGTTAAGAACTCTAACATTAATATCTTTGTTTTGGAACCTAATTTGATAAATTTGAGATGGTTCTGCATAGATAGTGTCAGCGTATAATTGAATTTCTTTTGTTACGGGATCTGAATACGTTTGTGAAGTTTCAAAAGATGAGTATTGTCCTCCAACCAAATTATAAAATTTAAGATCAGAAATACTAATAACTCCATTTTCAGCCTGTATTAATCTTCTTAATTCAGAAACAACAACATTTTGTCCTAATTGTCTTGTTAAAGGATTAAAATAATTAGATATAATTTCTATTATTTTTGCGACCACAGCACCTTGTGTTTGTGAGTTATCTAAAACAACATTACAATCAACCGCCAAATCAATTGGTTGTGCACTTTCAATAGAAATGTAGTCATTTATCATTCTATAATTCGATAAGTAATTTGCAACATTTTGTTTGAGTGTATTTGAAATTACGTCTGTAAGGTTACCACTTGTGTCGTAAGATAACATCTTAATTTTAATTTTATTATTTTCTTCAACAATAGATACTTTTGCCGGAGCACCAAAGATCGAAGGCATAGTTCTTATAATTGATTCATAATCATTTACCGTAACTGCTCTATTTTGAGCGGAGAAGTTAAAAGATACCATTTGTCTTACATCTTCCGTTGTTGGTGCGTTAGCACCACCTATAGCGGCAGTAACATTATTACATCTTAAACTGTTTATAACACTTCTATTAACCACCTCAGAAGGCCCATTAACAGAAAAAGAAACAGTCCCAATTTGATTAATAGTATTAACACCTAAGTTAGTACCAATACCACCACCGATTCTATATTGGACGAATAATGTTGTGTTTGGTGTTAAGGTACTTCCTAACCCAAGATTATTACTATATCTTGCCAAATCAAATCCTTTACCGTCTCTTGCGAATTCTCTAAGTTGTTGTTCCGCAGAAATATTTCCACCACCAAAAGTCATTTTACAAAACCCTTCAGGTGTATATTCACTTATGAATTTGTTTGAGGTTGAGATGTATCTCCCAACTTTAATTCCAGGTTGGTCTGATGGTTTTGTTGGGTCTTCAACAAAAACTCTATCCTCAACAAGAGCCTTAACTTCATACCATCTATTAGGCCCCAATGTTATAAAATCTTGTGGTTCAGGCACTGTAGAATACTGAGTACCGTCTTTTAATAATACACTTGTTATACCTAAAACATTTTTTTCTGGTAAGAAAAGTTGGTAATATGGTACTACATCATTTGGGGTAATTACCCTTTTATAAACTTTTGTAATTCCATTAACAACAACTTCTCTTTTAGTTATGGTGTAATTTATTAGGTTTCCGTTAGAGTCAAAATTTGGTATTTTTAATCTATTTGGGGTTCCTTCAGCATTAATTGCTGAAGCAAAATCAATATCATAAACAGTTTCAAATGGTTGTCCAGCACCATTTACTTGAGACCCTCTTCTTAGAATCCCACAATATCTTAAATCTTCTCTATCACCAAATGCAGGAACTGTAATTGAAAAATCAACTATAGCAACTGAAGGTCTTTGTCCTGGCACTTTTAAACCGTAGGTTCTAGCAATATTATAAACAGAACTTTTTTGTTGTGCAAATTGTAAAACGGTTTCTTGGATACTTCTATCTATTTGAAATTGTAGGTTGTCAGTTACAGCCGCGTTCAAATCTAAAAGTACCGAAAAGATCCCCGCATCGTTAAAGTTTTGTACCAAATCAGGGTAATATGCCCTTGTAAAGTTGATTAACTCGGTTCTTATCCCTTGAAAGTCCCTGGTTGTGTACGATATTTTTTTCTCTGCCATTTTTATATATTAATAATAATAAAGTCACTACTTTCAAAAGCTTGATTAGTAACTCTATAGTTGATGGTTATTTTAGCGGTATGTTCTAATTCAGAAATACCAGGTACTCTAAATTCTCGCTCTAAGTTTTCATTTACCGTATACCCCTTATCTTCTAAACCTGCAGATGCTGGCTCTACTTTAATTTCAGAAATAATTAAATTTGGAATATACGTATCAACAGATTGTCTAATGTCGGCCTCAATGTCTGAAAAGGTAGGGCCGTCTAACGGTTCAAAAATATATTCGTATAATCTTGTACCAAAATCAGGTAAATAATATCTTGTACCTTTTTTAGTTAATATTAAATGAATTAATGAATTCCTTATTTCTTGCTCATTTGTGTTTGATACATCCAAATATCTTCCAACGAATGATTCGTTAAAAGGAAATGTAATACCATATGAAATACCTGTTGCCATATCACATATAAATATAAGTCTAGGTTTTTTTAAGTAAAAAAAAAATCACTACTTCTGTAGTGATTTTTTGATGTTTTTACTATCTTGTAATTTTTGGACGATATTTTTTAATTGACTTTCTGTTATTTTTATTTTTAATTTTCTTTTCTTCTTAATATGTTCTCTCGTAGGTTCATTTTATTTTACCCATTTTGATTTTTTTAATTCCGATATAGGATAAAATCCATCAGCATATTTATCGTAACCAGTTCCAAAAAAATTATTATTATTAACCATTTTTTGCCAATTATTATATTGTGTAGTATAATTCCATAGTTCGTCTTTATTTGTCATGTAACCTTTATTTTTAAGATATGCTCCAACCATACCTCCAGTTCTATCTGCACCGTGAGCACAATGAATTAAAGTATTTCCTTTTGATAAAATATCGCTAGTTTTTTGTATTGACGTGGTGTAACCTTTACCTAATTTAAATCCACTATGTGAATTAATAAAATGGTAAGTACAGTCATTTTCTTCACATATTTTTTTCTCAGTATCTGTAGATGTTTTAGTGTGTTTACCCATATGTTTTTCGTCATCACCACTCATTCTAATAATATTTTTTATTTTATATTTTTTAATCACAGAAGGTAATAAATCAGCGGTTATTTGTGCCGATCTCCAATTATTTAATCCATCAGGTATTTGATTAAAATTAAATTCTTTTAAATCTCCAATATTAACATCCTCTTTTTTATATTTTTTAACTTCAGACTCAAGTTTTTTTTTAAATTCCGTTTTATTTATGTTACCATCTTTAAAAGAACTAATTAAATTTTTAAATTTATCTGACACTAAATCATATAAATTAGATAATAATCCTTCTTTTATTTGTTCTTCATCATCTAATAAATTAACAATTTTTTTTAATTGTGATTCCGTTATTTTAATCTTCATGACATCTTTATTAGATAAATACACCCATAAAAAAAAATCACTACCTAAGTAGTGATTTTTTGATGTTTGTATTTCCTTTATCGTACATCGGGTCGTAAGGACAATGTTTACATTTTGATCCACAACATGAACCTCTTTTTATATGAAAAGATTCGGTCATTACAAACCTACCATTTTCATCTTTATAAAAGTCAGGTTCAGGAGATTTTTTTGTCGTCTCCTGAACGTATAACTGTTGTATCCAATCGTTTGATGCACTTACTGTCATATCTTATACTATTTCACATGCACCACCCGCACAAGCCGCCTCACCTGATAGGTTTGTATTATCTTGTAGTTCGATAACTTTTGTTAAATCTACATCATGTAGGGTCTTAATAAGTTTTTCGAAATCTTCTTGTGTACAATCTTCAAAAGGAGCTTGAGTGTAGGTTCCTCCGTTGTATGGAAGTACAGACAATCCATTATAGAATTTTCTGTTGTTCCACATCCAGTCACCTACTAAATCCCACTCATCTTCTTTAATTGAAACTGTTGCAGATACGTTATGTGTGTTTTGACCTGTTCTGTGTCCATTTCTAACCCACTCTTGTGATACTTTTTTAACACGCTCCAACATTTGGAATACTGATTCGTGTCTAAGGATTGATCCTTCAGGAGATTTTTGTGGAATCGAAATAACCGCGGTGTCATGTGGACGGAAATACTCGTCTTCAACTAACTCAGGATGATTTATCGCCAAATAAGAATAGATAGCCTCATTCTTACCAACACGTATTCTTCTAACATAGAAGTCATTATGCCATGCGTGAATACCTGAGGAAGTTCCCAAAACTAATGATGATGTTCCTGATGGTTTAACAGTTGTTGATCTTGCAGATTTGTTAATACCAATAAGTTTAGCGACTCTCTCATTTTCAAATTTAACCATTTCTGCTGCAGATTTCATATCATAACCCAAAACAACACCAGATCCAATTCCTGTCATTCCAACGCCAATAAGGGCATCTTTTTCAGTAGTTCTTTTCCAAACATCTCTTAAGTAATGAAAATCAGTATAACCTGCTTGTAATGTTCCGATAAACGCCGCTCCTTTAACTCTTTGTTCAAAATCTTCTTGTGATTCAATATCAGATGCATTTACCTCACATAAGTTACAGAATTGGTTAGGACGAAGTGCGATCTCACAACATGGATTAGTTCCCCAATCTTTGTCGTTTGACAAATAGATACCAGGTTCTCCTGCTCCCGATAATTCAATTCTTTTCCAAAGACCCATAAAGAATTCTTTAGTAATTTTGTGACGAAGAAGAACCGCTGAGTTATTAGATCTACCTCTTTGTGCGTTTTGTTCCCACCAATTTCCTGACTTACAAGAAATCATTTCCTCGTCATCAGCAGAAAATAACGAGATAAGTGCCGCCCTTCTAATACCACCGGCCAATACCGCATCAGCAATATGACATACAATATCGTGAGTTTCAATTGGTGATAATCTTTCACCGTCTTTTTTGTTTTCAAACACTTTAGTAATATTGTGAACACAATCTTTAAGTGGTTGAGGGCCAGGAGCTTTTCCTCCTGACGTTACCAATAACGCACCTTTGTGACGGATGTCAGAGAAATCAAAAATAGGTGTTGATGATTTAACCCCTAAATAAGATTCAATTAATACTTTGATCGCATCTGCCCACCCTTCAATACTATCACCGATAAGGTAACGTCTTGTTCTTGTTGGGTTTGGTTTTTTAATTTCAGGTAGTTTATCAATGTGGTGTTTCTGAACTGAGAAACCTACACCTGTTCCACCCAATAACAAGAACATTGTTTCAGAAAATGCATCTGGATGATCAATTGGCATATAAGCACAATTGTAAATTCTGTTTGGTGAAATCTCAATTGGTTTTCCACCGAATTGTAAAGATCTCATTGAGGGAAGAATCTTTTTTTCGTATACCATTTTGTAAACTTCCTCAATCTCATCTTTAATTTGTGGGTATTTCTTTTGGTGCATTTCTTTATTTCTTGTCACCAACTCTTCCCATGTCTCCCGTCTGTTTTTCTCGGGGAGAAACTTGGCGTATTTCATGTACACCGTAATGTCACTCAATATTCTTTGTGATATATCCATTTTTGTAAAATTTATTTTTTTGTTAATTAGTTTGAGATTCCCTTTGCTTCCTTTTGTCAAGAAGCTCTTTAACTCGTTGTCGTTGTCTTTCTTCTTTTTGTTCTTCAAGACCTAAGAACGTCGTCGTACTTTCTGTATCGATCTCTATCATCGAGTTATCAAATTTACAATTTTCAAACACTATTCCGTCGTCACCTATTCGAGACTTTGTTATTGCGATGGTTGCCAACTTCATTTCTTTTTGTTGTAGTGTTTTAGCCACCGAGATTATAACGTGTCCGACTTGTGCCTTTTTAATTGATCCACCCATTTGATCTGTTGTTACTACTTCTGAAGATATTGAAGCTCGGTTACCTTGTGTGGCAGTCCAACCTACAATATTCATTTCGTGACACATTGCCTCAAATGCTCTCATCACCGATCCCTCACTTTTCCATTCATCACCCAAATTTTTGTCAGGAACAACACAATCAATGTAATCCAAAACAACCATATCCATTTTGATACCATCTGCAACCATCTTTCTAATTTGGTTTTTGATTTGCAACATGGTCATCGTATCGGATGGTAATTTTTTCATAATTAATTTATTATCCATCGTTTCTTCGATTTCTTTTACCTTTGCGAAAACTTTTTCTTTTTCATCTGACAAGTCGTCAGGATGAATACCAGTCCAAAGTGTAAAATGTTTTCTCTGAATAACCTTTGGGTTATCTTCAAAAAAGACTTGTAGAACATTAAATCCGAGATTGAAAGCGTGATTTGAGATCTTGGTTAACACTGTAGATTTACCCACACCTGTTGGTGCCAATATGACCCCAATTTCACCCTTTGCTAGTCCACCTTTAAGCAATCTGTCAATACCTGGAATTCCCATAGGAATCGGGTGTCTGTAATCTTCCTCGAGTACTTGTTCTAAGTTGGAAAATACATCCATCATAGAAGTATCTTTATTTCCAACCAGTAATGCTTCTCTAACCAATTCTTCGAGGGTGTCATAGTTCTCAAACTCCCCACCGTCAATAATCTTCTGAGCTTTAGTCATTACCTTTTGTAACTCTTGTTGTTTACAGAACTTCAGTGCCTTTTCTTGGACAAAACCTACGCCATCAATAGCAACATCCTTAATTTTCTTGATTGTGTCAAGAACAATTTTTGATGCAATTTCTTGTTGAAGTTCGGATTTTGTTACTTGTTCTAAGGTTTCAAATGATGGTGTGTGGTCAAATTTTTTGTAGTACTCTTTAACCATTTGAATAATGATTTTAAAATACTTGTTTTCGAAATAACTGTTCTCGATTACATCAATTATTGTATGAGAAAAATCTTTATCTACAATAACTTGATTTAATAACTGTAACTGAAACTGTTGTCCGAGATACTCAAAATTTTTACCTGTCGCCATAATTTTTTCCTTTCTTTAGTAATGATAAATACTATCAGTTTTTAATAAGTTGTGGGTAAAAATAAATTAAATTTTTGTCTGAAAAAATGTCAGTCAATCTAGCCAACACCGCTTTTAACTTTGGGCGTAGGTCTACAGTATATCTGACCTTAGGAGGGTATGGTTTTGCGTCAAATTGCCTCTGACAAATTGTCATATCTCCAACCTTAATTAATAGGTTAAATTTCTCAGGCCCATCAGTAATTGAGGTGTTTAATACCTCGGGATTTTCTACAATTTCGTACCGATTCTCCAACATATAAACCACAGATCTCATTTTTAAATCATAATTCATTTCATTACAAAAATCAGTTATGAAGTAATGAAGATCTTGAGATTTAGATGCATTTTTGTTGAACCCTCGTACATTAAAAAATCTTTGAACGACAATGTTCTCATTACACATTAACAAAAATTCTACTTTTGTTATATCTTGTTCTTTCATTTGTTTTTTTTTTAATTTTTTTTGTTTCTAAACTTACTCTTTTCTTTTCTTGTCAATTTTAGAAAAGGTTTTAAAAAATTTACCCAAGCGTCGTCACCCTTTGGTAAGTATTTAAAAAACCCATCGTCCATCATCATTCGAATTAGATTTCTATGTCCTCTTCCGTCGGGATCCATCGACTCAGAATAATATAAACTAACTAATTCTTTTTCCTCTTCATTCAAAAGTGGGTTATCTAAATCAACAAGTTTTTCATTAATCACAAAAAACTCATTTCCAAAAATCCCCTCTTTTGTTTTTCCACTTAATAGGTTTTGAAGAGCCACGTTTCCTTTTTCTTCTTTTAAGAGTTGTTCGCTCTTTTCTAAAATATAAGTTAATTCTACCCTTTCATCAAGGAGTTCAGGAAACAATTTAATTAAAGTTTTCTCACCTAAATAGAAGATACCATCAATGTTATCTGAACTATCCCCAGTAAGAATCTTTACGGTCTTAACATTATAGTGAGGAATTTCAACATCATGTAATTTGATTTTGTCTCCAAACTTATAATATTTTTTTGTGGATGGTGAATAAATCGAAACTTTATCAGAAATAAGTTGAGTTAAATCTCTATCACTAGAAAAGATTGTTTTTTCTTCGTCTAACGAAACTTTACAGTAATGTGCGATTAAGTCATCAGCTTCTGCGTGTTCTGTCTCGAGTTGTCTTACAAACATCTCCTCAAGATATTGTTTTACCCTTTGTTTTTGTTCAACAAAAGATTCCTCTTTTAACTCAGATTCTGAAGGTTTACGATTTAATTTGTACTTGGGATATATCAATCTTCGTTGTGAAGATGAGGTTTTTGAATCCCATAAAACAACAACTTTATTATAGTTGTGTTCTTCTAAGAATTTACGAAGAGTGTTTAGAAAGTGCCAAACACCGCCAACATGTTTTCCATTATGATAGAAATCTCTAACACCGTGAAACCCAATTTTCAATAAATTATTTCCGTCTACTAATAATGTCTTGGACACTCTCTAATTCTTAAGTTGTTCTTACTCTACCTCTTCTTTTTCTGTTTTCAAATCAAAGTCACCATCAACTCCGATTATATCTTTCCAATAGTCAGCGTATTCTTTTTTATACTTTTCTATTGACGCTTTTTCCTCAGTTGTATCCTTACCCGGTAAAAATCCATGAGGTGTAACAATAATTCTTCCGTCTTCAAAACCAAGACCATTGATGTGGTTTTTCATAACCGACACTTTTGTTCTTGAAGCAAACTTCACAGTTCGTTTATCTTTTGTTGCCGTGATCTTTGTTGTTCCTGCACCTTTTTGATTACCAAATAAGAACACCAATGAAGAGTTTAACCAAATTGCTTCACCACCTTTTGCTTTAATTTTGGGTTGACCAAACGGATTGTCAGGTAATTCCACCCATGGTTGATTAACAATGATTAAGGTGTTTTCATATTTAGAATCCGCTTTACGAGATCCTGAAATACGTTGGTTAATACCCATACCAATTTTGTCCGCCAATGTGGAGGCGTTGTGTTGTTTACCTCCTTTACCTTCGTAAGTCATTTTACAAGGAACTGATCCAACTGAATCCCACATAATACAAAGTGAATAATCTAATTCACCTTTTTCTTGTGCGTCCAATAGTCCATTAATGTAATCTGTAATTTGTTCAATATAACTGAAGTTGTTATTAAACAAGAAGAATCCATCCCAAGTTAATTCACCTGTTTCTTCATCAACTACTTCCTCACACTCAAACCCCATTATTTTTGAGTGTTCAAAAGACCATTTTTGTTCGGTAATAATGAAAACAGGGAGTATTTCTTTCTTTTGTGCATCGACCGCAGTTTTAATAAGTGCTGTTGTTTTACCAGTATCGGAGTGACCCAATAACATATTAAGGTGTCCAATTGCAGGGCCAGGTAAACCAACCGCGTCCAAAAAATCAGATCCAAGATCAAAAAATCTTTGTGGTTTGTATTTTGCGTCCGATGAAAACTTTTTCTTTATCGAACTAAAGTCGTTCTTTTTAAGTGCCATATTTTTTTGTTTCTATATAAAATATAGATAAAAAAACGGGAACAATAAACTGCTCCCGTCGTATTTTTTTTAATAAATTAGAATGGTAATTCTTCGTCAATTTCGTCGTTGACCTGTGGATCCGCAACTTCATTAATTGACTTTGGTTGTGCCTTTGGTGTTCCACCCATAGAAACTTCAGAAGTTTCAGTATTAGAGTAAACATACCCTCCTTTGTCAGAATCCCAACGTGGAGTTTCTCCTCTTGCAATAGCCTCAAGATATTCTAAAGGTTTTTTAGAGTAAACGTCTTCCCATGTCATTTCATCACCAACCCATTCAGACATTTGTGTTTCGTCTTCTGAAATTGCAGATGGATCATCATACATAACAGTTTGGATTACAGTGTAAAACGATCCTTTTGGAGTTTTAGCCTTTGTTAACTCAAGGATTAAATCTCGTCCTTTATCAGGATCTGTAATGTCACCTTTAGCCTTCCAAATTGGAATTATTTTATCAAGGATTCCTTCTTGTTTGTAGTTGTGTTTAAATCTCCAAAATTTAACTCCGTCTTGTTCGTTGTCTCGGTCGATAACTTTAACAATATAAAATTTACGTGCTCTATATTGTGTTGCTAATTGTTTGTCCGCTTCACGACCTGTTGACATAAGTTCTTCATAAACCTCGTTTAATGGTGAACGTTCGTTGTCATTTTTTCCCGGATCATAAAATTTTTGGTATTTACCATCCACAAGGATTTCGTGGAACCATACTTCTTTGAACGGTGAAGATCCGTCAGTTGTAGGAAGAATACGAACTCGTCTCTGTCCTTGTTTTTCGTTGTCTTTTAAAAGAGCCGCGAAATATTTTTTCATTCGGTCTTCTGAAGACATTTTTGAACCGCTAGATGTGCCGTTCTGTGTTGATTTTTCGTACTGTGCAAGTACTGCGTCTAATGAATTTGTCGCCATGTGTAAATAGAAATTAAAGTTTATGTGTTAAAATTATAAGTGTATAAAAAGTTATAGTCAAATAGTGTCGCCAAAAAAATTAAGGTCGATAATTTCGACCTTAATCATTATTTATTGTACATGTCGGAATTTATAGTTGGCATTCCGTCATCAAAAGATTTTTCAATATCCGATGAACTGTAATTTTCAATATCATCCGATGTTAAAACATATTCATTTTTTCCCGATTTTTCCATTTCAGGCATTTTATCTTCAAAGAAATCTGATAATTTTTGTTTAAATGGCCCTGAGTCTAAAGATCTTAATTCTAATTTTTCTTCTGGTGTTTTAGGTCTGTAATTATCAACTTTGGTTTCAATTGCGTTTAATTTTTGAACTAATTGATCCATTTCACCTAATTTACTTTGAAGTGTTTCTAACTGTGAAAATAAGTTATTAAAATATTCTTCTTGTTTGTCTGACATTGTTTTTTGTGTGTCGATTAAATCAGTAATATCAATTTCTTCGGTTTCTTCTCCACCTTCTTCACTTTTAACCTCACCTTCAATACCAATTTCTTCAACATCAGGATCATTCGCAACATCCACATTTTCAGCCGCGGGTGGTGTAGGTGGTGCGGGAACTGCGGGAACTGCGGGGGCTGCCGCTGCTGCCGGATCTGCCTCAGCACCTCCAGTCTCGGCACCAAAATCTCCAGGAATAGCTTCCGGTGGTGGAGGTAATGCCTCTTGTTCAAAGATGTAACTTGTAATTTGGTTATATCTTTTAATTTCTTCTAAAATTTTTTTATCAATGCTCATCTTAACCGTTTAATAAAGTTTTAATACCATTATTGGTTTCCACTTGGATTTTTTTGAATTGTTTCATCGTGTTATCAACTCTTTCTATTAGACCATCTTTCATTCTAATTGTATAACAGTCACCTGTGTCCAAGTCACAAACTTGTTTTGTACCGTTTCCCATGTCTTTTTCAGAAACTCTTGTTTGTTTACCCAAGTAGTTATCTAATATCAATTTAACATTCATAGTTTTTTTATTATAAATATACTGTTATTTTACTTTTTCACCGAATTATAACTTTCGATAGCCTTTTTGAATTTATTATATAGTTTTTGTTTGTCTGCTTCAGTCATTGTATCCCAAACATTCTTATTTTTTTCTGTTGGGTAGAATCTAACATAGATTTCAGACAATTCTTCATTAGCATTTCCTGTTGAAGTTATTGAGTTTGAAAGTATCCCATTAACTCTTGTTATTACAAAATCAATAAATGATGGTAGATCTATAAATGAAACAACAGGATAGTTAATGTTTTCCCCTCTATTCACACAAAAATATTTTCTATTTACGTAGTCATTGAAGGAAGCTCCATAAAAATCTTTCAGGTTTATTGTTGAGAAATTATTCTCATAAGATTCAAATCCTTGAGTTGTTGATGAATCAACAAATATAAATGAGTAAATTAAAGTTGCATATAAATCTAAAGTGCTGGTATATCCGTTTTGTATTAATTTATCTTTAATTAACGTGTACATTTGACTAAAAGTTGCAACAACTTTTTGTGGTGTATCAACTTGTGTGTAACCAGCATAATAAGGATTAATTTCTGAAGAACAATTTTGATTTGCGGTAAGAGTTTCTTGTGCCTCGATATTTGCAATAATGTTATTTTTCTCTGCAATAACAGTTTTAGAATCTGACTTCAATTTGTTTTGATCTTCTTGGATTCTTGTTTGTATACTAGTTAAAATATTTTCATTTAAACTTTGTATAAAATTATTAATTCTTGGTAAACTATAGAATGGTTGCCTTATACCTTCAAATATCGTATCAAATCCATTTTCACTAATTCTATGTTTAACAGATGTAATCATATATGGCCCCGAAAACATAGGCACATTTCTAACGTTAAAATACATTGTTGGTTGTATAAGTGCATTACCCATCATGTCTACTGAACATCGATAACTTCTGTTTTTATATAGGTTATATAATGAAACGTTTTGAGTTGACGATCTTCTGTTTTTAGAAAGATTTGCCATTTGATTTAAAACCTCCAAAGATTCTGAAGTTGGTTTACCAGGATCTTGAGCAACATCGAACTGTTTAAATATTTGTTGGTTTTGTAGTGATGGATCAACATTAAAACCAACAATTTTATTTGATTTATCCCAATCCGTTTTATTAAGTTGATTTTCAATTAATGGGTTATCACTTGCCCTTCTTAGATCAAAAGCATCATCTCTAAATCTATAATCAATGTTTTCATTCATTGCCAAGTGTTCACTTGGTTTGCTAGCGTAGATACAAACATATTTTGGCGAACTTTCTCTATAATCCACATTTAAAAATGTACCAAACATTGAGTTTGCAAATTCTGCGGTTCCTTCAGTTTTTGGTACGGGATTTTTCTGTACATTTTGTACATTATAAAAATTAATATATGAAGGTAACATATACGTTACAAAATTGTTGTCTTTTAAAATTCCTTCAACAATACCTAATAATGTATTTTTATATGTTGATCCTTCTAATATATTTTTAATTTCAAAAATATCTACAATTATCTTATTACCAATATCTCTACTTGCTCTGTCCATTAATAAAACATCTTCAAATAATGTTTTTTGACTAAAATCATATCCCGCAATCCAAGTATCGTTTAACGCCTTAAATGTCTCCCAAAGTTCTACTCTCGTTTGTTCAGTAAAACCAGCTTCTAAATTAGATCTAACGGATCCTTCCTGTGGACTAATAACAACTGTTGGTAATTCTTTTCTTACAGAAGGCATTAAGACACTTATAACATTATCTAAATAACTTTTACAACTAATTAAATAATCATCCATTAAACTTAAAAAGTCTGAGTAAGATAGGTTATTATCATATAATTTTTGTGTTGCAAATATTTTAATTAGTGGTGCAAATTCAGAAATGTTTTTCTCGTTAAACCCTACATTCATGGTTATAAAAAAGTCTGTTATGTATGAACCATTATTATCATATTTTAATGTTGGTATTTCAGAAAAACCAATATATGTTTCTAATGCCTTCCAAGAATCGGGGTTTTGAGTCTTAGAAGATGCCAAACTAACCGAAGGGATAAACCCATCACCAGGTAATGTTCCGCTTATGTAAGGATCAATTTTAATTGGGTCTGAGATAAACTGTGTTGAAAAAGTATAAAAAGTTCTTCTATCAAATCCTGATGGGTTACCGATTTTTAATACAACGTCATATAATAAGAAATTTTTTAAAACACTACTAAATGTTGTATTTTGACTAACAATACAACTATTTAATAAATCAGTAGGACTTGTTCCTGATGGTTTGTTTATCTTCATTAGTTCTCTGAATAACTGTTGGAAATTTTTAAACGTTTTTTCACTTAAGCTTTCAGTCGAACTTAATGTTGTTACATTTTCTTGTGTTAGTTCTGATATTGAGAAATTTTGTGTAGGTGGTATTGTATCTTCATAATCATATACCGATTTACTAAAGTTTAAAAATTCATATTCCAATAAATCTAAAAGTTGTTTATCGAAAGCCGAAAACATATCATCTATCTTACTGTAATCACCATTAGTTCCAGCGATTCTAAAATTTTCTTGTTGTGCTGACCCTGAAAATATTGTTTTTAAATATGTGTCAGGAGAATTTTTACTAACCTCTGAATTATTAAAATAACCATATTGAGGTGCGTTCCAATATAATCTGACTGATCCGTTAAACATCGATTTATTTTGTGAAACCTCAATTTCCATGATGTTATTAACAAAACATTCGTTTTTAGTTTGGTTTACATTTGCACCGAATGAAGGGGCAGTAAAGTACACACTTTGATTTGTATTAGATCTTAAGGCTACTGACCAAGCATTTAATTTTAAACTTCTTGTTATTAAGTTTGTATCAAAACCTTGTGGTAAGTTAATGTTAGATCCTGGTGCATTTATTAAGATCATTGACTCATCATTTAAAAGGGTCTGCATATCAGCAGCACTTGGCCCATTTAGTATAAAATTAACAATCGTAAACGTATTTGTTGATGCTGTTTGTGGTGGTGAAATTATATATTCCCCCACACCACCAGTCACACCATTCAATTGATTAACTATAATACTGTTTGGTGAAATATTAGGCCCCGAAATTTGAGCGCCAGCAAACATACTGTTACTTGAGA